GAGGGAGTTGTACATGATTAAAAATTCTATAACTGCATTTATTGCAGTTTTTTTAATGTCTGCTTCTCTTTCAGTATCCCCTGCTTTGTCTGATAAGGAGCAATTAGAGATACAGCGCAGTTATACGACCAGACAAATGCAGCAGAAAGAATACCAGGCAGATCTGGAAGTAAAACGGTTAGCTGATGCCTATGCGCGTATGAGTGATAGCGAACGCATGAAAGGTGATGCAGAGCTTAAATAATTTTAGGTGATGATTATTGATATTTCTGCCCTGCTAATAACTTGCTAATCACAGAATAAATTACCAGAAGTTTTAACCAGTCCTAAAGCCTATTTATTAATGGGCTTTAATTTATGGAGCTTTAAAATGAGTACACAATTAGTTGCATTAGCAAATAATTTAGCTAAATCACTTGATTTAGCAGACGGACAAGGCTTGATTGAAACATTGAAAAAAACAGCCTTTAAAGGCGCAGTAACTGATGAACAAATGGCTGCATTATTAATTGTCGCTAATCAATATAAATTAAATCCATGGACTTCTGAAATCTATGCATTCCCAAGTAACGGTGGCATTACTCCAGTTGTGGGCGTTGATGGATGGGCTCGTATTATTAATGCTAATCCACAATTTGACGGGATGGATTTTGAACAAGATACAGAAAGCTGTACATGCCGCATTTACCGCAAAGATCGTACGCACCCTGTTTCTGTCACAGAATTCATGGACGAGTGTAAACGCAATACACAGCCTTGGAAATCACACCCAAAAAGAATGTTACGGCATAAAGCGATGATTCAGGCTGCACGTTTGGCTTTCGGCTTTGCCGGTATTTATGATGAAGACGAAGCAGAAAGAATCAAGGATGCCAAAGAAGGAGTTAAACCTGATGAGCTAAACCCATTCAGGGGCGATAGAGATAATCCGGATCGGGATAAATTGATTAAAGAGGCAGAAATTATTGCACAAAAAGGTGATATCGATTTACTCCGTAATCACTTTAAATCATTAGATAAAGCATCACGAAATATCATAGGCAGTGATGAAATGCTTCGTCTTTCAAATATCGCAAAAGAAATTGCTGATCAAACAATTGAGGCGGATGTAGTGGAGGTGAATGATGGAACAACGAACTGATGAATGGTTTGAAGCCCGCCTTGGTAAAGTAACAGCTAGTCGGATTTATGATGTTCTAAGTAAAACCAAATCCGGTTACAGTTCTACACGTAAAAACTATATGGCTCAATTAATATGTGAACGCCTAACAGGTAACAGAGAAGAGAGCTTTAAAACTGCAGCTATGCAAAGAGGTAACGACATTGAGCCAAAAGCACGTGCAAGATATATGCTTGAAACTGGGGAGCTAGTTGAAGAAACAGGATTTATTAATCACCCTACTATCAATATGTCTGGTGCTTCACCTGATGGTTTAGTCGGAGAAGACGGGCTTATTGAAATCAAATGTCCTAACACTGCAACACATTTGGAATTTTTACGTACCAAAAAACCCAAACCTGAATATTTATTACAAATTTTCTGGCAAATGGCTTGTACAGGCCGGAAATGGTGTGATTTTGTTTCATATGATGACAGACTAAAGGAACATTTATCTTTTCAGATGGTGCGCATCAATCGTGATGATGAACGAATTAAGGAAATTGAAGAAGAAGTTCAAAAATTTTTGCATGAACTTGATGAACAAATTGCTGAGCTGGATATTGTTATGGAGGCATAAATGTCAGTTAACAAGGTAATTCTGGTTGGTCGCCTTGGGCGCGACCCTGAAACACGATATATGCCCAATGGCGACGCTATAACGAATTTCTCGCTAGCTACTGATGAACAGTGGCGTGACCATAATGGTGAACGCCAGACACGTACTGAATGGCATAATATTACTTTGTTCGGTAAATTGGGCGAGATAGCCGGCCAGTATTTGCGTAAAGGTAGCCAGGTGTTTATTGAGGGCAAAATTCAGAGCCGTAAATATACCGGTAAAGATGGTATCGAACGCACCGCATACGATATTATCGGCAATGAAATGAAAATGCTGGGCAATCGTAATGATGGTTTCGATTCTGGCAATAATAACGCTGCACCGCCTACATCGAACCCACCACCAGCGGCACCACGCCGGCAACCACCTCAACAAACACCAACAACTCCACCAATAGATGATATTGATGACGATATCCCGTTTTAAATAATACAGATAAGACATAGCCAGCACTTAGCTGGCTTTTTTAATTAAGTAATTAGATGATGAAACTCCTATGAGATTATTTAACGGCGACTGCCTAAATGAGTTACAGCACCTACCAGATGCCAGTATTGATTTAATCATTGCCGATCCACCTTACGGCATTACTAATTGCGAATGGGATAAGGTGATCCCACTTGAACCTTTGTGGAAAGAGTTGCATAGAGTAGCAAAAGATTCTGCAGCCATCGTAATTTTTGGGGATGGCCTTTTTATGGCTGATTTAATAGATAGTAATCGCGCTTACTATCGGTACGACTGGGTGTGGGCAAAACCCCATGCAACAGGGTTTCTTAATGCGAACAGACGACCACTGCGTGCACATGAACATATGTTTATATTTTATAGAAAACAACCTATATTCAACCCGCAAAAAACAGATGGGCATAGAAGAAAAGTATCTAGCAGGAATTCATTGAATAGTAAGCTTTATGGGAAAGCCGAAAAGGCTGTTAAATATGATTCCACAGAAAGATATCCTCGCAGCGTCTTATTTTTTTCAAGTGACAAACAAACCAATGCACTACACCCAACACAAAAGCCTATAGAGCTATTACAGTATTTAATCAAAACCTTCTCTAATCCCGGTGATACTGTCTTGGATTTTACTATGGGATCAGGAAGTACAGGTGCTGCAGCTTTAATGCTAGATAGGGATTTTGTTGGTATTGAACAGGATTACCATTTTTTTAAAACTGCTGAGAAACGGCTTAATGGCATATGCAATTTTGAATTGGTTTAAACCAAATACGAAATGAAAACATGTAAATTAGTGCGGGACCGGAATTCCGCCTTTTTCTGGCTTGAAATATATAAATATTTATATTAATCAATATATTAAATCTAAAAAATACTGGGCCACTTCTGGATTTTTTTATATCTATATCACGGAGTAAACAATGGAAACAAATAGACAAACTGTTATCTTATTCAGAACAAAAAATACCAATTATACTTATGACACATTGAACGATTATTTATTTGATTCAGAAGATGGGAATATTCTTGAGGCAGTTGAATTCGATGTATTTACAAAATTCCCTCTCTCAGCCCCCAATATTATTGATGAGGCGGACAGGTATTTATATGAAGATTTAGGCTACACTGATGAAGATAATTACTATACAAGTCGCGTAACCCCAGAAGCAATGGAAGTATTACAAAAAGTCTTAGATTTAATAGCTAAAAACCACAACAACGGCAATTTGCTCATAAATGGTCGTACTGTACATACTCCAACAGTCATACTGCAAGAAGATATAAACTACTTTAATAAAACCAAAAAACTTAGTGAACACTTAAGAGAATGGCTGAAAGAAGTTCGTGAAAAGTAGTCAAAATAAATACCCTAGTCGCTTAAAAGCGGCTTTTTAATTAAGCATTATTAACACGTCCCAGCAATAGCTGGTTTTTTTATTGGGAAAAGCCATGAGTGAAAAATCGCCATATGATGAATTTTTAACCCGTGAAGAGGTATCTGTATTAACTGGATACAAATCCAAAGGCAAGCAAATTAACCAGCTAAAAAAGCAAGGGATTCCCTTTAGGCTAAACGGTAGAAACGAGCCAATAGTATTGCGCCAATCTCTATTAGGAAATAAACACCAAAGTACCGGTAATCCACCAGCTAGGCCAAGATGGCAATCCCCTGTTCTTTCTTCAACATAATTCCAGAGGTTAATATGGGACGTAAAGCAACTGTTAATTTGAATCTGCCTACAGGCATGCGCGCACGCAAACGCAAGAAAAAAGGTGAGTTAATCACATGGTATTACTACGACGCAGGAGGCAAGCCACGCAAAGAAGTTCCCCTAGGCAATAATTATATTATTGCCTGTAAAAAATGGTCGGAATTATCTTTGGAAAAGCTCGACAAAAGCCACAGGATTACTTTTGTACAAGCTGCGCAAAGATTCAAATTGGAAGAGCTGCCATTAAGAAAGCCAAAGACACAAAATGGTTATAAATCTTCAATGAAACAGCTTCTTTTGTTTTTTGGTGGCAGCAATCCAGTTGCATTAGAAGATATCGATGTCGGACATATTAAAGATTATTTAACCTGGCGCAAAGATACTCCAGTGGCAGCAAATAGGGATTTAGCATTATTTAGCGCAATATGGACAATGTGCGGCCCTGCAAACTGGAATTATATTAATAAAGAGTGTCCATCTAAAGGTGTTAAAAAATACAAAGAACAGCCAAGGGATGTATATGTTGAAGATTATATATATGAGCTCCTTTACAGATATGGCGCGCAAGACTTACAGGACGCAATGCGAATGGCAATGATGTTAGGGCAACGACCAAGCGATATGTTGAAAATACATACTGGTCATATTCACAATGGCATACTTAATATTAAACAAAATAAAACGAGCAATCCATTACGCTTTAAAGTTACTGAAAGTTTACAAGAGATAATCACACGTCGAGCACCTCATGGAGGATATTTATTTTTAAATTCGCGTAATCGCAAAATGAATATAAGTAACTTAGAGTACCGCTATAATAAAGCAAGGGATATAGCCATTCAAAAACACCCGGAACACGCCGAAGAATTAGCACAAGCTCAGTTTAGAGATTTACGTGCCAAGTCAGCCACAGATAAATCATTAGTATCTAGTGAAGAGGCAGCGCAAAAATTATTAGGTCATTCCAGCGTAAATATGACGAAACGAGTATATATCAGACGTAGCAAAGAGATAGATCCATTTGAAGAAGGTGTAGTTATTAAAAATAAATAATGTTATTTGAATTGCGGAACAAGTAAAATAATTGCGGAATAAACAAATTATAATTAATTTGTTTTTTTAAATAAAACAATGTACTTAATCTAATTAATTATTTTTTCCGCTTTGACTACTTATCTGTATTTCAAATGATTTATATATTATAAAGCATAATATTCACAATTATTGCTTTAAAATAAAAAACAAAATTAAATTAAAAAATATTAATTTATGTCAATTTATTTGTATTTAAGTTATTCATTCCATTTAATTTATATT